AGAAATAAGTATGGTCTACCAGATAATATGAAACCAGAGGGAAAAACTAAAGAAGTCCCACTTACACCATCTCAGAACAGATTACTTGTTAAGAATACTAAGATGGAGAGTGTTGCAGCGATACCTCAAGCTGCTAATACTGCTGCAAAAGCAGCACCATATGTTATGACTGGTATTGGTGCTCTTGGAACAATGATGCAGATAAAAAAGAAGGGTAAGAGAAAACTTAGTGCTGCAGAGAAAAAACTTTTTGATAAATCACAGAGAGATACTGATCAAAGAGATGATGTGATTAAATCTAATCCAACAGAGATTGATAAACAAAATAAATTAGTAGATAGGTATTCCAAAAAACTTAAAACACCAACAGAAAAAAATGAAACACAGAGATTCTTGAGAGGTATAGCAAGAGGTGAGATAATGCAGGATGAATATATTCCTGAAAGAAAAATGACTGAAAAGGAAAAGAGAAAAGACGATAGGTTAAAGAAGAAGTATGATAAGTCTGATATGAAGAAGAGTATGCAGAAGCAATACGGTAAAGAAGAGGGTAAAAAAGTTTACTTCGCAACTATTCGCAAACAAGCGATGGAAGAGGAGAAGAAAAAAGATCACGAACCAGAGATGATTCGCAATCAGTTGAAAACTGCAAAGAGAGCATCAAAGAGAATAAAAAGTCATACTTTAAAGAAAGATAACTTCAAAGCATGGGTGCAATCAAAGATAACCAAAGCATCTGATTACTTAGATACTGCTGCAGATTATCTTGATAGTAAAGATGATATGAAAGAGGAGTTGAATAAAAAAGATAAACCATACATCAAGAAGTTAGTTAAAAATCTTAGAAAGGGATCTAAGACTCATGCTAAACAAGCAGATAAATTAGAGAAAGCAATGAATGAGGAATCAAATCCTCGCATCCCTAGAAAGAAAGGTCAACCAGCAAACTCAAAGAAACACTCAGACTTATATACAGATGAAAATCCTAAAGGAACTATACATGGACTTGGTTTCAAGGACGTTGCTACTGCTAAAGCGTCTGTTGCAAAAATCAGGAAATCTAATAGATCACACGCTCATAAAATTCAAGCTGCTGTTGCTATGGAACAACGGGCAAGAGAAATGGGTAAAACCTCTGAGGCAGCAGTCTACAGAAAATTCATCAATGCGATGAAAAAGAAAACTAAGGATTAATTATTATGGTTGATAATGTATATCTTGGAAATCCTAATTTAAAAAAAGCAAATACACCGATAGAGTTCTCTGAAGAGAATATTATAGAGTTCCTAAAGTGTAAGGATAATCCAGTTTATTTTGCAAAGAAATATATAAAGATAGTATCACTCGATGAAGGTTTAGTTCCATTTGATCTATATCCTTTTCAAGAAAAACTAGTAAGAAACTTTCATGAAAACAGGTTTAATATCTGCAAGATGCCAAGACAGACTGGTAAATCTACTACTGTGGTATCTTATCTTCTACACTATGCGATCTTCAATGATAGTGTTAATATAGGCATTCTTGCAAACAAAGCAAAGATTGCGATGGATCTACTTGGTAGATTACAGACTGCATATGAGAATCTACCAAAATGGATGCAGCAGGGTATCATAGCATGGAACAAAGGTTCACTAGAATTAGATAACGGATCAAAAATATTAGCAGCATCTACTTCTGCATCTGCGGTTCGGGGTATGTCTTTCAACATACTATTTCTTGATGAGTTTGCTTTCGTTCCAAATCATGTAGCAGATGATTTCTTTGCTTCTGTATATCCAACAATTTCTTCTGGAACTAGCACTAAAGTTATAATTGTTTCCACTCCTCGTGGTATGAATCACTTTTATAGGATGTGGCATGATGCTGAAAGAGGAACCAATGGATACATTCCAACTGATGTGCATTGGAATGAAGTGCCTGGTAGAGACGATGAATGGAAAGCACAAACAATTGCAAACACCTCTGAACAACAGTTTAAAGTTGAGTTTGAATGTGAGTTTCTAGGATCTGTTAACACTCTTATCGCACCTAGTAAGTTAAGGAATCTAATATATGACGCACCAATAACAAAAAATGCAGGTCTGGATATCTATGAAGATGCTATCAAAGAGCATAATTACATGATTACAGTTGACGTTGCTCGTGGTTTAGGTAGTGACTATTCAGCATTTATTGTATTTGATATCACTGAGTTTCCATATAAAGTGGTTGCAAAATATAGAAACAACGAAATTAAACCAATGTTGTTTCCAAATATTATTCATAGTGTTGCGAAAGGATATAACAATGCGTTTCTCTTAATTGAGGTAAATGATATTGGAGATCAAGTAGCAAGTATCTTGCAATATGATCTAGAGTATGATAATTTATTAATGGCTTCAATGAGAGGTAGAAATGGTCAAGTGGTTGGTCAGGGATTCTCAGGTAAGAAGTCCCAGTTAGGTGTTAGAATGACTGCTGCAGTCAAAAAGTTAGGATGCAGTAATTTAAAGACACTGATTGAAGATGATAAATTATTAACCTGCGACTATGAGATTATCTCTGAACTTACAACATTCGCTCAAAAACATAACTCTTTTGAGGCAGAGGAGGGTTGTAATGATGATTTAGCGATGTGTCTTGTAATCTTTGCATGGTTAGTTGCACAGGATTATTTTAAAGAGATGACTGATAATGATATACGAAAGAGAATATATGAAGAACAAAAGAATCAAATTGAGCAGGATATGGCTCCATTCGGTTTTATAGCAGACGGTCTGGATGATGAAACATTTGTTGACTCAGACGGAGATTTATGGCACACTGATGAATATGGTGATCGCTCTTACATGTGGGACTACAGATGATTTCATTTTTACTTTTTAACGCAGGTTTTTTAAATCTTTTATTTTATGTTTTCGCAATTGGTTTTGTGATTTCATTGATATTAGAGCAGTTTGTAAAAAATACAGGAACTGAGGAAGAACTTTTTATAGTGCAAACAAACAGAAAATATTGTTGGAGACAGGCATGGGTAACAAATATTTTATGGTTCTTTTGTAATGTAGCATTATACATAGCATCAAGAAACGCACAACCTGTTGATAACTTCTGGAATGGTATCTAATGGACTTAGATGATCAGTTTGATCTGGAGCATATACTACTAAAAGAGAGAAAGTGTAGAGTATGTGGTGAAATAAAAGATTTGATTGATGGATATTATTTAACTAGAAAGGGCAGAGGAGATATTCCATCTGCCTATTCTTATGAATGTAAGATATGCACTATTAAAAGAATTGTGAAGAAAAGAAAATCAAATAAAACAGAAAAAGAGTGGTATTATCCTGATTGGTAATGTTCATGTGCTGTTTCCCCAATGAAAATACCCTTTTGAATAAATAATTTTAAATAAATCTGAGATTCGGAGAGTAAGGGATGGCGTTAAATTTAGCATCTCCTGGTATTGTAGTTAGAGAGGTTGATTTAACCATTGGTAGAGTAGACGCTACCTCTGGATCAATTGGTGCACTTTCTGCACCGTTTGTAAAAGGACCTGTCGGCACACCAGTTTTAATAACAGATGAAGCTGATCTGTTGAATAACTTTGGTCAACCATATGAAACAGACAAGCACTATGAGGATTGGTTAGTTGCCTCTTCCTACCTAGCATATGGTGGTAATATGAGGGTAGTAAGAGCAGACGATACTAATTTATCAAATGCTTGCATAGGTGCAACAACAATTACCAAGATAAAAAGCACAGAGCACTACAATCAATTAGGATACGATAATAATACAATCACTGATATCACATTCGCAGCGAGAAATCCTGGTTCATGGGGTAACGGTATTAGAGTAGCAACAATTGATGGTCTTGCAGATCAGATTGTTGGTATTAACACTGCAGGTATTGGATTTGGAACTGCAGGAACACCTGCACCATCAAGCATGGTTGGACTTGGGGTTACACAAACAATACCATTAGGAACTACTGTTATAGGAGCAGGATCAACATCGACTTTAGATGGATTCTTAAAAGGAATCATAACTCAGGAATTAGGTAGTAATAAGTTTGGTGTTAAAGTAGTATCTCACGTATCAGCTGCAGGAACAGAAACTGCAGTTGATTACTCAGAGTCTGGAATTTACAGATTCAAGACAGGTTTCAATGTTGTTGGTGGAATTTCTACCACTGATACAGGTTCTATCGGTATTATTACAGCAACTTCTGGTGCAAACACAACTATAGGTTACGCTGGAACTATAGCATCAGCGATTGATTGGTTTGGTGAGCAAACACTTACACTAACAGGTGCAGGTTCAACTATTACATGGAATTCCATTGTTGATAGACCTGGCACTTCATCTTACGCTGAAGCAAGAAACGGAAGATTTGATGAAATTCATGTTATTGTAATTGATGGTGATGGTGAAGTTACAGGAAATGCTGGAACAATCTTAGAGAAGCATGTATCATTATCTAAAGCAAAAGACGCTGAATATTCTGTAGGAAGCACAGCATACTGGAGAAAGTATCTTTATAATACATCATCCAATGTATTTGGTGGTTCACAACCTGCAGGTGTGGTCGCTGCTTCATTTGGAACTGGATACGCTGCAGCAACTGATATAGCATGGGATCAAAATGCTGAAGGAATTGCATATGGTGGATCTGGTAGCAACACTTACACACTAGGTGGTGGAAAAAATTATGACGGTGGAACAGATCTTGAAGCAACAGGTGCTTTTACTGCAACTCTTGGAGAAATATCAACTGGTTATGAACTGTTTGAAAATACAGAAAACTTTGAAGTAGATTTCATACTCATGGGATCTGGTGCAGGAACTAAAGAAACAGTTCAGGCTAAAGCAAACAAAATAATCGCTGTCGCAGAACAGAGAAAGGATGCAATTGCATTCATATCACCAAGTAGAAATACATTCATCAATGATGGCTCAGTTGGGACAGTTACAGTCAACAATGACTCTGCAATCACTAACTCCGTAATTGATTTCTACTCACCAATCACATCTACTACATTCGGTGTGTTTGATAGTGGATACAAATACATGTATGATAGATTTAGTGATACATTTAGATATGTTCCACTAAACGGAGATATTGCTGGATGTTGTGCAAGAAATGATCTTACACAATTCCCTTGGTTCTCACCAGCAGGAAATTCTAGAGGTGCAATTCTCAACGCAGTTAAACTAGCGTATAATCCTAGCAGAATACAAAGAGACGAACTCTATACAAATAGAGTTAACCCAGTTATTTTCCAACCTGGTGATGGTATCATCTTATTTGGTGATAAAACTGGATTTGGAAAATCATCAGCGTTTGATCGTATTAACGTCCGTAGATTGTTCATCTTCTTGGAGGATGCAATATCTGCTGCTGCAAGAGATCAACTCTTTGAGTTTAACGATGAAATTACAAGAACTAACTTTGTAAATATTGTTGAACCATTCCTACGTGATGTTCAAGCAAAACGAGGAATCTTTGATTATGTCGTCATATGTGACGAAACAAATAACACCGCATCTGTAATAGACAATAATGAATTTGTCGCAGATATCTTCATTAAACCAGCACGTTCAATTAACTTCATTGGTCTAACCTTTGTTGCTACTAGAACTGGGGTATCCTTTGAGGAAGTAATCGGTAACATTTAATTAACTTAAGGAAGTAAAAACTCATGGCTACAAGAAACCAACTCAATCCACCTCCATTAAGAAAGATTACTGATTTCAAGAGTAAACTAAGTGGTGGTGGTGCACGTTCAAATCTCTTTGAATGTGAACTCGCTTTTCCACCTGCAGTTAATGTGGAAGGTTTGAACGACATTTTGAATAAGGCAAGATTCTTAGTCAAAGCAGCAAACTTACCTGCATCTAACGTTGCTCCGATTGAAGTTCCTTTCAGAGGTAGGGTTTTAAAAATTGCAGGTGATCGAACATTTGATACTTGGACAATAACAATTATTAATGATACTGATTTTGCAATCAGATCTGCTTTTGAAAAGTGGATGAATACAATCAATAGAGTATCTGATAATACTGGAACAACTAATCCAGCAGATTATCAAGCAGATGCTTTTGTGTTCCAACTTGATCGTAGCGGAGAGACATTAAGGAAGTATAAGTTCTACGATGTATTCCCAACACAGGTTGCACCTATTGAATTATCTTATGATGCTCAAGGCATTCAGGAGTTTCAGGTCGAACTTCAGGTTCTATACTGGGAAGCAATTAAGGGTAATGGTGCTAACGCAGGTGGAGAGGACATTAACTAATCACCTAAATAGTGCTATAATAGAAGTAAAAATATTATACTATGGCTAAACTGTTTGGTTTCTCTATTGATGACGGAAAAGATAAATCACCGTCAGTAGTATCCCCTGTCCCGAAAACGAATCAGGACGG